AAATGCAGGTTTCCAATTATTACTTTGTTCAGCATGAATAAATGATTCGTTCATTATAAACCCTTCTTGTATGGTATGACCGAACATCGGCAATTTGCCGTATTGCCGACCGATCCGTTCGGATCACCCGGATATTCTAACTTTTCTCCGTCTATTTCAAAATAACCGTATGCCGAAACCACCTCGCCGTCGGCTTGACCATGCGGGTCCCGCGTATCACCGTCAAACGTCGCAACCCATTCCTTGCCTTCAATCAAACCGAGATCTTGGGCCTGTTTCATTCCACGATCTGCCCCGCCATTAACGACGGCAACCATTTCTGTCCGGGCAATTGTCATGGCCCGCGATTGATCTAACCCCGCAGGATTAACCCAATGTTCATATTGATCTTGAATTGACCGCCGTAATTGTTCTGCCGATAATCCGTTATCGTATGCATCATGCAATATGTCTTTGATTTTTTTGAATGAATAATTATTAAAATATTTACTTCTATTAACGAGCCGATTAATCGATTCGGTAACCATCGGATTATTAACATCAAACGAGAAATGAATTCCGGCTAAGCGTCCGATTCTACCGCCCGCTTTTTTATATGCACCGTCAATGTAAGGCCGTCCGATTGCTTCCCATATTTCATTTTCTTCGGCTAATTTGAATATTTCACTCGGGGTTAAGACGGGAATCTCTTTTAATAATACGTTGCCCGATTTCATTCTCAATCTATTTTCTTCCATGATCTCGTATTGCTCGTCCATACATTTAATTGCATCCAATAAATCTCGCCTATAATAGCTATTTGAAAGGGTATCTTTTATATTGGTCAATATCCGAGTGCTTTGTTCTTTAAAATATTTACCGAGTATTTTACTGTATGGAGCCTCCCGGCTTGATAAATATAGTTCTTGTGTTTTTTTAACAAAATCGCGTATTGGCATTCCGGACGATTTTTTATTTTCATGTGCGCCGAGATTATTTTTTAATATAATTGAATGACGATAATTCCGAATATTTTTATTATCGCCTTCATCGTCCTGACTATTATCATCATCATCATCATCTTCCGAATTTAAATAATCCATGATTGACGGTTCCGGTCTTTTAAATTCGTCGCCTCCGTCAATTGCCGGGTGATTAACCATTGCCCTCGCTTCGTTAAGGGTAATAATCCCCGAACCATAACCGGACGTCGCGCATCTGTAATCAATTTCTTTATCATCTTGCAATGCGCCAATATTTGAGGTATCAAGCCTCAATCTCATCTCCCGATTGCCAATAATCGGCCATAAAAATTGCCGGGTAATACCCCGTTCGATTGTTCGGCGAAATGGATTTAACCTGTTTTCCCAAAATGAACGCTTTTCCGACAATGCATTCGCATACGTGGCAAATTCAAGAACCCCGGCCTCGGTCGGAGGTACGCCAAACCAACCGAGTATTTGTTCGCGGTTTAATTTATACAATACTTCAAACGTCATGTCCTTGATCGTCGGTGAGGCTTGAAATGGTTTTACCCCCGGTGGTAAAATTCCGCTTTTATATGAATTATCAATTGACGAATGATTGGTATCGATATCGTCAAGAAATTCTGCTTGTTGGTCCGGGTCCATTCCGACAATCCCGTCTTGAGTAAATAGCATCGAATACGTGGCACCGTTTTTAAAGAATTTTTTATTATATTCCACAGCATAACGATTTGATAATATTTGGTCTTTCGCCCCGGACAATGCATTCCCACCTTCAAACGGATCGGTCATGTCATAATTTTTAAGGTGTATTATTTCTTCTTTATCAAAGTAATGAATACTGCCCTTCTCGTCCGTACGCTTATATTTAACCGGATATTTATTTGCGTCATAAACTATTCTCATTTGCCACGATGACATCGGCCAAAGTTCATAAGACAATCCACCGCGCAATATAAATATATGTGCTTTCCCGCATAACAAATATGATTGAACAATGTGCTTTTTCAATTCATCTTCATCGGTCCATTCATTCGGATATTCCAATGCATCGAGAACCGGGTGATCATTAACGGCGTCCCATGATTCGTCTCCGTTTTTGATAATACGTTTCTCAAGAATCCACGGCAGGCTCGCAATTTTGTCGCATATAACCCGAACGCAAATGCCCGCGTTAATGTCTCGTTTGCTAACATTATGATCGACCAATTCCGATGACGGTATAGTGTAAATCCACGGCCTCCCGCCGATATAAATAACCCGCGTCACCGTTTCTTCTTCGGATTTTTTAACCATTCCGCGATCATCAAAACCTTTTCCGGTTATGATCCATTTAATACGTTCGGACAATGAAGTATTCATGTTAAGTAATCCATTGAATTTTATATTGACGATTTCCAAACCCCACCAATTCGCTCGCAATCTGGCAATAATTGTCAGCATGACGGTGATGATCGGGCTTGTTTCCCTCATCCCAAATGTACGAGGGAGGGTTTCTATTTATATCAAGACGTCTTACGGGGGCCATCATTTGCTTTACCCATTCGCCGTTATCAATGTGACGAAATGAACCGGGTATAACGACCTGATTGTGTATATATGCAGAGAGCGACCGATCCAATGATTCGGTACGATTAACCGTTATTGTTCCGGTTTCTTTATTTATTTTTCGGCCCGACAGGGCAACATTTGTGTTATATCGCACGAGTAATAATTGAATATTATACTTTTTCAGTATTGCTCTTAACCGTCGGGCCGTGTGGGTTTCCGGGTCGGCGTCCATGCATACCACCGAACATCCAAATCTCACCAACGTTTCAATCAATGATTTTTCCGTTCCGCAGGTTCCTGCAAATTGCATGACTCGTTTACCGTCATTTAATTTATCAATTCTCAAATGAAAATCTTTCCCGACATCAATACCACCGACGGTTTTATTTGACGTATGAGGCAATTTATAATCAGCAACGCATTTATCAAGCAATGCAATATCCAAGACGTCGCCAGATCCGGTAAATGGAATGCCGAGCCGGGAATTATAAAACGCCTGCATTTTTGAGGGATTGTTCCGGCATAAATTAAAATCATTATACAATTCTTCAATGGTGAATTGCCGGGTAAACATTTGGGTTATATGGTAACCGGATATTATGTTTGACAATTCGGGACGCTTTGCGATCCATTCCGATTTTAAATTATCCTTGTTCATCAATATTTTATTGCAATGCGGGCACACGATCGCGGGCTTACTTGGATTTCTTAATTCATAATTGCCGTCGTCGGTTAATCTAACAACCGTTTCGAACCAATTATACTCCTGCCATCGTCGGCATCCGGGGCATTGAAATAAATATTCTTTCTGATCCGACTCGGCATACATTTGAGCAATTCCGGTTCCGGGTACGGACGGATTTCCGCAAAAATTCAACCTCGCCTGAATATCTCCGGTTAATAACCGTATCGCAGAAACCCGGTCCTCGGCAAATACCAAATTGTCTTTATTGCATAAATCAACCTCGTCGATATTTACCGTTTGTGCGGTATATGATGCGAATGACGCTTTACTATTTGAACCGACGGTTTTCAAACCGCCTGACCAAAATTGTTTTATTCCAACGTTGTCAACTTTTCCCCGTCCCGCTTTGTATAATGGAACCGCCTCGGTAACCGGATCAATACGGGTATTTATAAATGCATTGCGGTCTGTTTCCGACGGCATTACATACAAGACAAAATGTCCCCTCATCATCTCGGCAAATGTAACGACCTCAAGATAATTTGTTATTCCGCATTGCACCGCCTTCATGAATACTTTGCGCGGGCATTTATCGAGTAATATATCAACGAGCCATTCACGATTATTTAACGTACAACGCTGATTGATTGTATTTCGGTGATGATATATCATTAAATAAGTTTCAAGCGATTCAGAGGCGATTTTCGCTCCGTAACTTTCCAATGATTTTATTTGCGTCATCGTTAAGTTCATCTTGTTCTCGTTCATTCATGTTTTGAAGTATTTGCAATATATTGACCGCGCTCGTTTCCGGTCTTACATTTCCGAGTAGTTCATCTTCATACCGCATGACCGCAATTAAATCCTTAATACTCGGGTCGAGCTTTGTTTCCTTTTTTAATATTTCGATCAGCAATTTCTTTT